ATAACACTTAATGGAGAGCAGAATCTAACTCAAGTATTTGAAGCATTCAAAGGATATCTTCAGGCAGTTGGATTCTGCTTAAAGATGGATGATCGGATTGATATAGTCAATGATGAGGTGCTCGATTCAGCTGATGATGTTTGGGACGATGAGGATAAGGATGAAGAATCTTGGGAAGATCCTGGTTATGAGGAAAAAGACTCTGTGTCCAAATGGGATGAAGAATCAGAATCGGAAGAAATGCCAGTTTTTGATGTACCGCAATCTGAGTATGGATCAGAACCTTATGAATTGTCGACAGTAGACTACGATGAATATGCTAAAGTTCACAATGGTGCCACAGTAACTGCCCTACATGAAATGCCTCAGATTGATACTAAGCTGACCAAGTTACATGATGCTATTATTCCTTTCTTAGAGAACCTCAAGAAAGATCCTGAGAAGACAATGCTTCGTTGGCCAAATCGTACCGAAGTGATCAACAGTCAAATTAATAAAATTAGAAAAATTATTGGAGAATAATATGCCTGCGAAAACTGGAACAAAGGGACACGGCAAAGGTCGTGCTAAATTAGGTTCAAAGAAACGATTGGCCAGAAGGAAGAAGGGTAAGTGAGCATACCATTAGTTACAGTAATTACTGCCACAACAGGCAATAGACTTTTAGAAAAATGCATCAAGTCTGTAAGAAATCAGACTTGGGGAAATATTCAGCATTTGATTACGATTGATGGTCCTGAGAGATCAGCAGCAGCTTATTCAATAATGGGCGAATTGTCAACTTATAAAGCAGAAGGATACACACTCGATGTTATCGACTTACCTTACTCGATTGGCAAAGATCGCTGGAATGGGCACCGAATCTATGGTGCTGGTACTTTTATATCTGATGGAGACTACCTTATATTTCTTGATGACGATAATTCACTTGCCCCTGAACATATCGAAACTTGCATGCGCACCATTCAAGCAGGAAACGACTGGTGCTACTCCTTCCGAAAAATCGTAGATAATCAACATAATTTTATTTGCGAAGATAATTGCGAAAGTTTGGGTAAGTGGCCAAGTATTCTTCATCCCGAAGATTATTTTGTAGATGTTAATTGCTACTTTATTCCTCGCGCATTAGCCATAGCAATGGTTCCTGTGTGGTATTGTAGGTTCAGGGAACCAGGACAACCTGAGATTGATCGTAAGATGGCACACATTCTTCGTCAGATCGGTCCTAAGTATGACACTACATATAATTATAGTGTGAATTATGCTGTGGGTAATTCTGGGTTATCAGTAACTGCTCCATTTTTTGAGAATGGTAATGCTGAAATGTTAAGACGATATAATGGAGTTCTTCCGTGGAAAAAATAAATGCTTGTATAGTCTCATTCTTTATGGGTAATGTGAACCCTAAGACTGCTCAATTACAGAGACAGGTTGTTGATAAGTTTAATGTGAGTAAGTATCCTCATTATTCCATTCAAACAAATATACTCCCAGGACCAATGATGGATTATGTTTGGTGTATGAATGGACAAAACACTGGTACATTCAAAGATCCTATTGAAAAGAAAATGGATCATGATGTTATCTTCTTTCTAGACATTGACGCAGTTCCTTTGAGTGAGACTGCTATTGATCTTATTATTGCTGCCGCAGCCCAGGGTAACTTGGTTGGGAATATACAGCGTTCTGGCCATATTGATAATAAACAGCATGTTTTTGCTGCTCCTTCTTGTGTGGCGTTGCACAAAGATGTGTTCACTAAGATCGGCATGCCTTCCGCTGTTCCTAACACTCGGGGTGATGTCTGCGAAGAGTGGACATTCAAGGCTGAAGAAAATAATGTTCCAATTGTTTTACTCATGCCTTCCAAGTTTGATGCTCCCCCAATTCGTATGGATTGGGAAAAAGATGCTGAGCCATTCTGGCGTTTAGCAGATAATATGCCTAATTATGGCATTGGAACAACGTTCGGTGATGATAAAGGTAATGATATGTTCTATCATAACTTTCAGATTTTTCATCCTGGTCAGCAGGAACGGTTTTGGACAAAATGTGAATCTCTTCTAAAGGTGTAATTATATGGCAAATCGTAGTGATATCAATTCAGTGTTTCCTCGACAGATGAAGCGTTTGTGGGCATTATCTAAGCATAAGGATGCACATGAAGCTGGTGAAATGAAGCGTCTGATGATTGAGGCGCACAAGTATTACAAGGCAGCTATTGCGAAAAGGCAACGAAATGGTGGTGGGGATGGTCCTGCTGTTGTTGAGTCTGATGTAGCTGCAACACTTTAATAAATAATAATATTGCGGGATAGCTCAGCAGCAGAGCGATGGACTCATAATCCATAGGTCGGGGGTGCGACTCCTCCTCCCGCTTCTAGAAAATATATGCATAATCTATCGGAACTGAGAGATCTTTTTGTACAAAACGGAAAGAAAATCAAACAATTTGAGGGTTGGTTTCTTCAAGTCGGTAAAGACAGATATACGATGCTAGATGGTGAAGTTTATAGAAACGATATCAAACTAAGCAAAAAAGAGGTTCTTTCTATTTTCAAGAAAAGGAAATGAAGTTTTTACAAATCCTCACTCAAATAAGAACTTATCTGTTCTTAGCTGGAATATCATTATCCGCAGCAGCAGCATACTATTCCGTAGCAGGGTTGGTCGCGATATTCAGTGGATCAACCGTTCCTATCCTTTTGATGGGAGGATCACTTGAGTTTGCAAAACTTGTAACCGCAACATACATTTACAAAAGTAGTAAATCGATCTCCATTTTTATGAAAACGTACATGACAATTGCTGTTGTCATTCTTATGTTCATAACCTCAATGGGAATTTTTGGATTTCTTTCAAAAGCCCATCTAGAAAATAGCGTAGCCAAAACTGCCGATATTGATTCAGTTGTCGCAGCATTACAGTCTGACATTAAAGCTGATGAGAAGATAGTTGCGGATGCTGATAAGCAGCTGAATATTCTTGACAATACAGTCAAAGACGACTATAATATTATCTTGAGGCAGCGAAAACTTCGTAATCAATTACTTGTTGATAAGAAAGAAGCTGCTGTAAGACTAAGGGAAAATAACAGGAAATTAGCGGAAGGCAATATCACAGTTCAAAAAAATGAGGTTGATATTGGTCCTCTGAAATATATCGCAGAGTTAATATATGGAGAAAAAGCGAAAAATCATTTTGATGATGCTGTTCGCTTCGTTATTATATTGCTGGTTATTGTATTTGATCCTCTGGCTGTTATGCTTCTTATAGCAGCCACAGGTAAAACTGTAACCGATGTTGAGATTGAAGTAAATGAAAAGTTTTTTGTAAAGAAAGATGATGTGTTAACAATAGAGGAATAACATGAATATTAAGATTATTAAGTTGATTACTAGTGAAGAGATTGTTGCCGAGGTTGTCTCTGGTGATGTGTACAGCGAATCAATTAAGATTAAGAACGCAGTAGCATTAATGCTCCAGCCAACTCGTGATGGTAAGTTGTCTTATGGATTTGTTCCATTCGGTGCAATGATTGAGGGTGACATTTCTATCAAGAACAGCAATATTGTTTACTTTGCTGATATTAATGAAGATTTGAAAAACAATTATAATTCGATGTTTGGTGGTATCGTAACTCCTCCTAAAACTCTGATCACGGGTTAATTGGTGTTCTATACAAATGTCTCGATGGTTGGTGACAATATCCTCTTCCGTGGTGTCAAAGACGGAAAGAGGATTCGCCAAAAGATTAAGTATAAACCAAAGTTGTATGTACAAAGCCCCAAACCATCTAGATGGAAATCTCTAAATAATGATTATGTTGAAGAGATCGCGTTCGATTCAATTCGAGACGCTAGGGACTTTGTAAAACAGTATGAGGGCGTTTCTAATTTTACAATTTATGGAAACACTCGTTATGACTGCGCATTCCTTTCTGATATATTCCCAAATGAAATAGATTGGGATATATCTAAAGTTTCTATTGCTTACATCGATATTGAAGTAGGATCAGAAAATGGATTCCCAGAACCAGAAAGAGCAAATGAAGCAATCACTGCGATCACCATTTACCTCGATCAGAAGTATCATGTGTTTGGTTGTGGCGATTTCGTTAATACTCGTACTGATGTCGATTATATAAAGTGTCAAGATGAATTTGAACTTATTGACAAATTTATCGACCTTTGGACAATGCATTATCCTGACATCGTTAGTGGTTGGAATATTAAGTTTTTTGATTTCCCTTATCTCATTAATAGAATTAATAGACTATATGGTGACGAAAAGTCGCTCAAATTCTCACCATGGGGAAAATTAAATCAAGGTGAAATTACATTTAAAGGAAAGACTCAGCAGTGTTATGACATTATGGGTGTATCGATGTTGGACTATTATGAGTTATATCGGAAATATTCCTCTAATCCCAATCAAGAATCTTTTAAGTTGGATCATATTGCTAGTGTTGAGTTGGGCGAGCGCAAACTAGATTACTCAGAGTTTGAGAATCTATATCAGCTGTATCGTCAAGATTATCAGAAGTTCATTGAGTATAATATCAAAGACGTTGAACTTGTTGAACGATTAGAAGATAAGATTCGTTTGATTGAATTAGCAATGACCCTGGCATATGATGCTAAGGTGAATTATGATGATGTATTTTCGCAGGTTAAGATGTGGGATACAATCACCTATAATGCTTTGAAGAAAAAGCATATCGCAATTCCTCCTAAGAAAAATACAACGAAAGACGCTGCCTATGCTGGTGCGTATGTCAAGGATCCGATTCTTGGTATGCATGATTGGGTTGCTTCTTTTGACTTGAATAGTCTGTATCCGCATCTTATTATGATGTACAATCTTTCACCAGAAACTCTGGTTGAGGTTGGATCATTCAATGATGAGATCAGGAAGTTCTTTGGGGATCATGGTCCCAAGATTAATGTCGACAATATGTTAAATCAGAAAATTCCCACTGACATATTGAAAACATTTAATCTTACCATAACTCCTAATGGGCAACTGTTCCATAAAGAGAAGCAGGGGTTCTTATCTGAAATCATGGAAACGATGTATGAAGATCGCGCCATGTATAAGAAGAAAGCCATTGAAGCGAGAAAGCAAAAAGAAAAGTCAGTTAGTGAATCCGAAAAGAAAGAGTTAGAGAAGCAGATCGCTAAGTTTAATAATATTCAGCTGGCCAAAAAGGTTACATTAAACTCAGCTTACGGTGCTATCGGAAATCAATGGTTCCGTTTCTTTGATATTCGTATTGCTGAGGCGATTACCCTTTCTGGTCAGCTGGCTATTAAATGGATTGAAAAGAAACTCAATGTACATTTGAATATGATGCTAAAGACTAAAGATGTTGATTACATTATTGCTTCTGACACAGACTCAATTTATGTGAATCTCGGCGGACTGGTGCAGAAATATATTTCAGAAACGGATAAGCTCAAAACAATACGGATTCTGGATAAATTCTGCGAAGATAAGATACAGCCTTTCATTAATGAGTCATACCAGGAGCTGGCGGATTATGTAAATGCTTATGCTCAAAAGATGATAATGAAACGCGAGGCATTGGCAGACAAGGCAATCTGGACAGCCAAGAAGCGTTATTTAATGAACGTATATAATAACGAAGGCGTTGAATATGCGAAGCCCAAGATGAAAATTATGGGTCTTGAGGCAATTAAGAGTTCAACTCCATCAGCCTGTCGCCAGAAGATTAAGGAAGCACTTGAGGTCATTCTGAGTGAGGATCAGCAAAGCGTGATTGAATTCGTTGAAAAGTTCCGTGAGGAATTCAAGAGTTTGCCCGTATCTGAAATTGCTTTCCCAAGAGGCGTGAATGGTCTTGAGAAGTATAGTGATAATAAATCAATCTATGGATCAAAGACTCCAATTCATGTAAGAGGTTCATTACTTTTCAATCATCATATTGTTAAGAATGACCTAACTAAAAAGTATGAGCAGATTAAAGAAGGCGAGAAGATTAAGTTTATCTATTTGAGGGAGCCTAATCCAATTCAGTCTGATGTAATTTCTTTTATGAGTTCAATCCCAAAAGAATTTGATTTGGAGAATTATATAGACTATAATACAATGTTTGATAAGTCTTTCGTTGAACCTCTTAAGATTGTACTAGATGCGATTAATTGGAAAGTTGAGAAGACTAATTCGTTAGAAGATTTCTTTTCGTAAGGAGAATGTATGAGTTTATTAGATAAGATTAAAAAGAATTCAACTATTAAGGACTCAGCAATCCTTTCAAAGTCGAAGTTCTTTCAAGCAAAGGATATGATTCAAACTAATATTCCTGCTATGAATATTGCATTGTCGGGGGATCTTGATGGTGGATTCACCCCAGGATTGACTATGTTCGCGGGTCCGTCGAAGCATTTTAAAACTGCCTTCAGTTTGATTATGGCAAAAGCATATATGGATAAGTATCCTGATGGTGTTGTGTTGTTCTATGATTCTGAATTTGGTACACCTAAGAGTTACTTTGACACATTCCAAATTAACATGGAACGTGTTATCCACACTCCATTAACTGACGTTGAACAGTTGAAGTTTGACATTATGAATCAATTGAAGGGAATTGATCGCGGTGATCGTTTGATGATCATTGTCGATTCTATCGGCAATCTTGCTTCCAAGAAGGAAGTTGAAGATGCTCTTGATCAGAAGTCAGTTGGTGACATGTCTCGAGCAAAGCAAATCAAGTCGCTGTTCCGCATGGTAACTCCTCACTTGACTCTAAAGGATATTCCGATGGTTGTTGTTAACCATACCTATATGGAAATTGGAATGTTCCCGAAGGCAATCGTGGGTGGTGGTTGTGTAATTGCTGGAACAAAGATTCAACTTGCTGATGGAACTTGTAAGAGTGTTGAAGATTTCGTTGTTGGCGATTTAGTTAAAACACTAAATGGTCCGCAGGAAGTTACTGCT